ATTATTTACAGTAGAATGGAATGCATCACACGTTTTCTCACTTCCGATCACCGACTTATATTGTTTAAATTCATCATGTGACATATCTGCAAAAGGAGTTTCTCCTAAAACATATGAAATATCTTCACGAGAATTCTGTTCTTCTACAAACAACATATTTTGCTTGTACACTTGATAACGCTCTTCCATAATCTCGAGAGAATGATACACTCGTTTGTATTTGTGCACGAATGTCATGAACGAATCCCAATTACCCTGTACAGATACAGCGGTTGTGGACAACATAATGATAGACGCAAATAATGAGAAGTACATGCTGCTTTTAGTGGGCGTATGAAGTAACAGATAAAATGAAAACGAGAGAAAACGGATAATAATATATTATACTTTATTACTGGATAATATTTATATGATATTTATTAATCTAATCTGTACACATATAAATGTTTTCATTTTCTGCACATTATAATACAGAATCATATCATGAATAAAAAGCATAAAGTAAAAAAAACGCCATTAAAAGCAATTAGTCTGTTTTCCGGATTAGGCGGCGATTCTCTCGGATTGAAAAACGCTGGATGCGAAGTCATTGCATTTAGCGAACTGAATAAACAATTCTGTCTTTCACATGAAGAAAATTTTCCTAATTGCGAGAGAATTGTGGCAAATGATGGTGTTACTACAGATATAACGAAAATCGAAGATGATGTCTGGCAAAAATATGAACCTTTACTTGATATTCTCTTTGCAGGTTTCCCATGCCAGGGTTTCAGTGCAGCTGGTAAAAAGAAGGATGATGACCCACGTAATACATTATTTCGTGAATTCCTCCGTGTGGCTAGATTAACCAAACCATCTATGATTATTGGCGAGAATGTAAAAGGATTGTTGTCTCGTAAAACCGCTTCTGGTGAGACATATATCGATGTAATTGTACGGGAATTCGAAAATATAGGTTACGAAATAAAGTATAACGTAATAAACACGGAATTACATAATGTCCCGCAAAAACGCGAGAGACTTATTATTGTGGGTATTCTGAAAGATAATCGATACGGATGGAAACCGGCTCTTCCTCCTCCGAGAGAACATATTCCGGATTTAACGAATATTGTAAAATATAATATGTCATGTACATTAAAAGTAGATGAATCCATCCTGGAAGATGTTCCGAGTGAATGCATTTTAACCAATATGGATGACCATACAGAATATCCAGACAATAATGGTGCGCATCCATATCTTTTAAGTAAATATAATCCAACGCACGATAAAATGCAATACAATGGCAAAGAATTCGAACATCTTTTTTCATTCGGAAAACGAATAAGTCCAAATCATGTAGAAATTGTTGATATTCGGGCGCCAACAAAAACGATTATATGTTCATATGACCATCAACCCAGGTTCTTTGTACCTTTACGCAATGCAAGCGGATATTATCTACGGGTTCTTCTTCCTGACGAATTGAAGCAAATCCAAGGGTTCCCTGCCGATTATATTGTTACTGGAAACACAAAACAACAAGTCGTTCAAATCGGTAATGCCGTTCCGTCTCCACTTATTCATGATGTCGTCACAAATATTATACAGAATGCCACCTAACTACAGATATTTACAGTAAACACTATCATTCTTTTTATTACTGTAAATTTATTCTCATGTATGCCTAATCTTCTTCTCCATCCTCCTCCTCTTCTTCAATATCATCTAACTCATTCGTCTCATCTACAAACTTATTATATTCCTTTTTGTCTCGTTTATCATGTACAACCGCTTTAGGTCCACTACGATATTTGTCTTCCTTTTTTTCCTTCTTCTTTTTCGAAAAGGTGAATAACCCACTCTTTTTTACAGGTTGATAACTCGAATCATCAATCATGGTCCAAATCTCGTAGTGACATCCCCAATCCGTGTATGGATATGTACAGTATCCTTTGTCATCCCAAAACATACCCCAACTATTACGAATAATGAATCCACGTTTATTATATCCAACAACTGTCATTGCATGTCCACCCATACGTTTCTCTCCCACATCAAAACAATTCTTCTGTTGTTTCCATAATCGGGTTGTATGATTATATACTGGAAATGAAATATAACATGGTCCATTTGTATATAATGCACGCTTCAAACTTTCTACAGTATTCACACGCGCATACCCTTTAATACGGAAATTCTTGGCTTCATAGTAAAACTTCTTGTCAATCTCGGTCTTCGCTTCTACTTTTTCGTACGGATATGATGTCTCTGGACATACACCGGCTTTCAGTAAAATACGCATAACATCACGTCCATACATTCCTACTGTATTCTGGTTGGTACGATTATTATACACGAATTGCGGAGACATATAATCTTTGAAATCAGAATGCTTCCGTTCGTGCCATTCTTTCATACATGCTGCCACTTGCGCAGCACTTGTTCCTTGATTACTTTGGTCTCTCGGTAAATTCAATTTCTTACGAAGGTCCAATGAACCTGGTAATTTCGATGATGCATCGAAAATCGCCTCACTATTCCAATCACGGTCATCCCGTGGTGATGGGGTGACATTAAACAATATCAACTTGTCTACATCATGCTGGTATTCCGAAGAATTCACCTTTTTTACAGTATTCACAATATCTTTCATTGTAGCTTTAAATGTTGTACTACTTAATTTACGTCTCAACAAAGGGTTTGATGCAGATGGTATGGATGAACGTGCATCCATTTCCGATACTGTATCTGAAATCTCAAATTCTTCATCATCTGCCATTTTTTTTCGGTGAATATGTCTATGATTTTTTACAGTTAAAAACAGAACAAAAATAAAATATATATAACACATCCATACATTTTATTTTTTTCATTTTTATTTTACTTGAAAACGCCTAAAAGAGAGAACCAATGCCTAATGAGTTGGCTGGCATAGGTTCTTGTGCTACTGGTTCCATATACGCAGCATTCGATTGACCAAATCCATTACGGATATCATATGATTGCGTCTGTTGTGTTGCCATAGGCGCACTTATCATATCAGGTACAATCGATGTACTTTCCATATGTTGGTCTGCACGACTTGCTACATGCTTATTCTGTCCATTCGGACGACGACGGTCGCGACTACCACCACCATTCGCTGGAGCAGCAGGAGCACCATTCCACAATTCCATTACACGGTCATACAGTATATTTACTTTAATACCAATCTTGGTTTGGATACTTAATACTAGAATCATAAACACTAGAATGACATTCGTGAGAGATAGACTATCATATCTGAATTCACTATACGTAGGGAAATAAGTAATGATACGATGTACAAGTACAACTCCGACAAACATTACGACCAACTGTACCAATATTTCGGCTAAAATCTCTACTGATGTTTTCTCATCATCCGCATCCGGGATGAAACGTTGTATGATTTTATTCAATATCACAATCGGTATTACACCCATCAATGCATACTGTACAATATTGATAAGTTCTGCCTTCCCCTCTTCCGTAGATGAAAATACATGATTGAAAAAACTGTTCTTTCCAAACCTCGATGATGCACTCTCTAAACTTCCGTCCATGTTTTTTTCTTTCGTAGAATATATTCTTTTACGAGAGAAAAAATGTGATATCATGTGGATACTTTGTACATTCTAGATTAAAAAATATATTGTAATCCAAGGATTGTCATGTACAATGAACCAAATAACATGGTATCTCGTAAATCTGAATATCCTTCTAAATCTAAAAATCGGCTTTCACTTAAATAATACAAATATAACATTTTCCAGAAAACTGGAAATCCAGTAATACACAACCATCTATCTTTTACTGTGTCAAATGGCAATATTGCATGCATCAACAACATGTAATAAATATTCCGAAATCCAATAAATATATCCGTCCATACAACCATCTGTGTTGTCCCTACTACCATCGTACCATACAGTTTGTCATACCATGTATCTGGGTTAATCGTCTGTAAAAACAACTCACGAAACCGTTTATTGTACTGTGTATGCCACTTGCCAACTAATCTACCATACATATGCCATCCCTTTGGATATAAACAATAATGCAATTTTACAGTTACACGCGACTCATCACTCTTTATCGCAATACCATCATCGTCAGTACTATTTAATGACTTGATATAATGCACTTGACGGTCGAAATCGAATCCTAATGCATCCCCATAATCCAGTGTATATTCTTTGTCACACATTGGAAAACATGTCATAATATCCTTGTTTTTATTTAATCCAACCAACACTCTATATACCGAGACAAATGGTAAATAGAATAATGGTCCATCCACGTGCGACATGAAAAACACATGGTCTGAATTCCAACCTTCTTGTTTACGTGCATTTCCCGTAACATACATTTCGTTCATTCCTTCTAAACATATCATATCATATTGTTCTGTACTAAATATTTCACGAAATGCATTGATAATATTTGTGTGATTATTTATATACAGAAAAGCATGTTTCAACAATTCCGGTAAATCAGAATACCATACATGATGACTATGACTTTCGTCTCTTTGACCCTTTAGTGCCCAATCCTTTAATTGTTTACAGTAATTCGCCATAGATTTATTATTCTCACTCGGTTCTCTTTCCGGAATATAATGCGCATCAAATAAATCCGCGTAAATAATACGATTATACTGTACAGAACCTGGGAAAAATGCATCCATGTGCATTGTATCTAACCGGAATAACCCAACCATCCAATAAACCCCCAATCCTTTCCATAAATAATCAAATGCTGTACAAAACATATTGAAAAACTTATATGTAATGATTAGAAATAATACCTTCATCTTCTTTGTATTATTTTTTCAATTGTATCCTATATGTCCATTTTTCCATCCACAACTACCAACACCAACACCAACACCAACACCCCTCAAGAACCCCCCCACGAAGAACTTCAATATTTGCATTTAATCAGACATATTTTACAGTACGGCACCCGCGATGAAACCCGTAATGGTACCACATTATCCGTTTTCGGCAAAACCATGGAATTCAATTTACAAAATGGCACAATTCCTTTACTGACTACAAAACAATTAGCTTGGAAAACATGCTTCCGTGAACTTATTTGGTTTATACGAGGCTCCACCAACAATAAACTTCTACAGGATAAAAAAGTAAAAATATGGAATGATAATGCCTCTCGTGAATTCTTGGATTCACGCGGATTAACACACTTGGAAGAAAATGATTTGGGTCCCATATATGGTCATCAATGGCGTTTTTTTAATGCAGATTACAAAGATTGTCATACAGATTACACAGGTCAAGGCATTGACCAACTACAAAACATCATTACTATGCTTAAGGACCCAACACAACATACTTCCCGTAGAATGGTCATGACCGCATGGAATCCTTGTCAAATCGACCAAATGGCATTACCACCATGCCATGTCCTTATACAATTCAAAGTAAGAGAATCAAAATATTTATCTTGTTTACTGTACCAACGTAGCGGTGATGTTGGATTAGGTGTACCATTCAATATTGCATCTTATTCATTTCTATGTCATATACTTGCTCATTACTGCGGACTAATCCCCGACAAATTCATACATGTACTTGGTGATGCTCACATATATGAAAATCATGTAGTCCCTTTAAGTCAACAAGTACAACGCACACCAATCGAATTCCCACGTATACAATTCCCCAAAGGAAAAATCCCCGAACACATCGAAGATTATGACGAGACAATGATTGAATGGATTACACCATATACACATCAAGGCACTATTTCCATGCAGATGAGCGCGTAATTATTTCTATGAATTCATTTTTTTACTTTTTTACTTTTTTACTTTTTCATTTTATTTGTGTTCTCAAAATATGCGTTTAATGTATTCTCATATGTAGCCATTACAACACCTTTCCCTGCTGTTTTACGTTTCCATCCCTTGTTTATTATATTCATTTGATACGTCGACATTGCATTTCCCTCTGCTTGATTACACAAATCACTTGTATTACGAACAAAAACCCTATATTTATCTACACGAGATATATCACAATTATGATAATCCGTTGTCATTCCAGTAGATATAATCAACATGTTATGAAACACACGTATAGACTAATACGAACCGTTTAATATATTACTATAATGTCCTTGTTGCAACAAAATTATGTGTTTTAATGTTCTAAAACTTTAGAAACATATAATCAATTTTTTACAGTATTCCTTCACTATATACATATCATATCATATCCGCATATCATCCACAAACAAGATGATATCCATTGCACATCGTGGTTACAGTGAAATGTACAAAGATAATTCTGTACAAAGTATTCGTGCCGCTATTGCACATAGATTCGACATAATTGAAATAGACGTACAAACAAATCTAGAAAACACCCTTGTCTTATATCACGATGAATACTGTAAAGATACACATATGATGATTTGTCACATGAATACTGAAGAAACACTTTTAAATGATATTCCGACATTAGAATACATTTTCTCTAATATTTGGCAACCAGGTGTATCTTTCTTACTAGACCTTAAAGGAGACAATCAAACCGCATTATCTCTTACAACACTATTGGGCAAGTACAGTCACATCTTACCTACATTATACATTACTAGTCATAATTATAGGCATATTGATATTTTACAGAAAAGCAATACAAATGTCAAACTAGGTTTCTCTCTATCCAATGGATTACCAATCGAAACATTCATGATAGACTCCTGGGTTACCCCGTTAAGTTTCATTTGTATACATTGGTCTATTGCAACATACGATGTCCTCCAATATATGAAACAAAGAGGAAAACGCGTATTTATTTTTACTGTACATAATCAACCAGAATATCAATATATAATGGAACATTTCTCACAATATGTAGATGGAATTATTGCGAATATTCTTTGTTGAAAAAACCATATAAATTCATACACGAGATGACACTTCATAACTTTTGCACAAATATTTTACTTATTTATCTCCATTACATACACACATGAGTAGCGCCGCATTAGCCCGTAAACGCCGAGCCAATGGTGTACCACCAAGTTCATCCCCACAACCTGGACCT